ATCCTGAAAAAGTGTCGAAACTTGCAAGCAGAATACATGACGTACAAGCGGGACATCAACGGCAAGGTCATCAAAGAGAACGACCATCTCGCGGACGCTCTCCGATACGTAGTTGTTGAACTGCACCGAGCACGCACTAAACCGATTAACACTAGCATGGGGAGTGGCAATGGAGCCAGAAATTTCTTCCGTTGAAGTCATTGCAGTTGAATTGACTCCGGAACAGCAGGAAGAACTTGCCAAGATCAAGGAAGAACTAGATCGCATCCGTCAAGAAACGGAAGGTAGTCTTGTTGCTGGTATCCAAAGCAAATTCAAGGAGCTTGCAGGTAACCGCAAGGTTCAGGAGATGAAGTGGATCGAGAGCATCAATCTCTACCACGGACCTCTCTCTGGTTCTTTTGGACACTCCTACGAAAAACCCTACGGAGAAGAGAAGAACCGCCGTGGTAAGGAAATCAACATCGTTGGACGCAAGTGTGACATTGCCATTGCGCAAGGTTTGATGCGTCAGTTCGGCGGTGGCGACAAGAACTGGGACATTCAAGCGCTGCCTAATCAAACGTCGCCTATCTCCCCGGAAGAAGCTGCAATCCGAGCAGAGCGACTTGAAGAAGTCATCTACAAGCAGTTGACCAGTTCCAAGTACGGTTACCAGTCGCGCAAGGCGTACACTGACCGTGTGATTATTGGCACGGGTATCTTGAAAGGCCCGATGAACCGACTCAAGGTTCGCAAGCGTTACGAAGTTGATCCGAACACGGGGACGGCGTTGCCTGTCCTCAGTTCTTATGAAGAGCCTTCAATTGTTCGTGTCGATCCGTGGTTGTTCTATCCGGATGACTCCGTGCAAAGCATTGACGAAGCAGAGTTTGTTATCGAAGCGCACCCGATGGGTAAGGCTGACTTGCTGAAACTGAGTAAGCGCCCTGACTTCCGCTCTGAAGCGATCATTGAAATCCTACGCCGACCGGCTGACGAGGAATCCGAAATCACGGAAAGTCTTTTTGCCAACTTCTCTGACAACACCGAGTTGTACAAAGGCAAGTACGTCGTCCTTGAACGTCACGGTCCAATCTACAAAGACGATCTGATGAAGCTCGGGATTGAGCCTGCCTATGATACCCCGCTGGATCACTACTACGGTGAAGTGTGGGTTTGTCAAGACAAGATCATCCGTATCGAACTCAGCAATGTCGAAGGCTCTTATTCGGTCCCTTACGCTGTTTCGACTTGGGTTGAGAATCCGGGCAGTATCTTCGGTATCGGCGCTCCACTCCTGATGTCTGACAATCAGCACGTTGTAAACGTCGCTTGGCAGATGGCGCTGGAAAACAGCCAGCTTTCGTCTGGACCGCAAGTGGTCATCGACAAGTCCATCATTGCTCCGCAGAACGGTAAGTGGGACATTGAGCCGTGGAAGATTTGGGTTTCGACCCAGTACGGCACCAACGCTCAGCAGGCTGTTCAGTACATTAACGTGCCAAACAACAGTGAGCAGCTTATGGCTGTGCTTCAGGCTGCGCGTAGTTTTGCTGAAGAGGAATCAGGCGTTCCGTTGCTCGCTCAGGGCTTGCAGTCCCCAACCGTAGGTGACCCGTCTGCTACCACCCAAGCAATCATGCAGACCAACAGCACCACCATTCTCGATTACTACAGCGAGCAATGGGATGACCAAATGACGCAAAAGGCTATTGACTGGATGGTGGCTTGGAACATGCAGTACAACCCTGATCCGAGCATCAAGGCAGACTTCGAGATTGATGTCAAGTCCAGCACTGATCTTCGCAGCGGTGAACTGCAAGCCAAGAACCTCGAAAAGATTCTGGTGCAAGCCGCCCAAGACCCGGTGGCTGGTCAGGTCATTAACCGCCAGAATGCCTACAAGGCACTGCTTGGAATGATGCACCTCCCGAGCCGTAGTATCGTCAAGACTGATGAACAGATTGCTCAGGAACAGCAATCTGCCGCACAGAACCCGCAGCCCGACCCGGCAATGCTTGATTACGAAGTCAAGATGCGGAAGCTGGAACTGGACGAAAAGGAACTTCAGTTCAAGGCCACGAAGGAAATGGAAGCGGCAAAACTGGATTATGAAGAGAAGATGCGGAACGCAGACATCCGAGACAAGGAAGCCGAAGCACAGGTCATGGCTAAACAGTTTGAGTACATGACTGCAATGGCTCAGCTTGCTGCGCGTGACGAAGAGAACCGTACCAAGATTGCGGCAGACCTTCAGAAGCAAGCGGCTGATCTTGACACCAAGCGATTCCTTGCTGGACAGGACATGGCTATCAAAGCTCGTAGCCAAGCCCTCAAGGAAGTGGAAGCGGAGCAGGCAATCAAGAAAGGTAAAGGTTGGTAAAAATGATAGTAAAACGAACATCTCGGGATTGGAACGACGTGCGTAACCGCTGTGAAGAGTGGATTACCAACGAAACGAGCAAACTTGAGAACGCAACGTCCTTTGAAGAAGTCAAGTTCTCTCAGGGCAAAATCGCTGCTTGGCGCAGCATTCTAATGATGGAAGACGTATCCGACGCTCAGGATTGAGCCTCAACTTAGGAGCAATGAAACAAAATGGGAACTGAACAAGAAAACCAAGGTCTAAGCGAACAGTTTGACGAAAATGAAGTCTTTAAGCAAGCCTTTGAATCCTCCCTGAAAGGGGCGATTCAGGCAGAAAACAAGACGGAAGCCCAGCCCGAGGAACCTCCGGCTGAAGAAGTCGAACAGACCGAACCAGCAGCAACCGAAAACGCCGCCGAGCAGGCCGCAAGTGAAGCTGCCCAAGAACCCCCCGTAGATGACCTTAAAGCACGCCTTGCAGCCTTGGAGAAGGAACGAGACGAACGTGCTAGGGAAGCTGCGGAATGGAAACAGAAGTACAAGAGTGACGAGGGTCGTGTTGCTGCTTTTCAGCGACGAGCCCAAGAACTCGAACGTCAGCTTCGCACCCCGAAGCAAGACACCAAACCCGCTGAGCCTACAAAGCTCAAGGTAGAAGAATCAGAGGAGTGGCGGAATCTTCAGGAGATTGACCCGGCTATGGCCCGGTTGCTTAAAAACTCCGTTGAAGAAGCCGTCCGGCAAGCCGAAGAGAAAGCACGCCTCGCAGCCGAAGCCGCTACTAAGCCGCTTTACGAGGAACGAGAAACCGAATACGAACGTCGGGAACGTGACGAACTCTACAGGCTGGTGCCAAACCTAGATGCAGTCAAGTCGTCTGAAACCTACGCGCAATGGTTCAACGACCAAGACGAATCTGTAAAGAACCTTGGATACAGTGCTAAAGGTGTGTACCGAATCATGCAGCTTTACGAAGCTGACATGCGGGCCATCTACGGCGCACCTGAACAAGAGGTTAAGACTGAGGCTGAAAAGCCGGCAGATAACAAGCCGCAGGCTGCCCCGCAAGTTGCAGCTATCCAAAAAGAACGAGAACGAAAAGTACAAGCACAAGGCGTAGCAGCCAAGACTGTAGCAACTCCAACTGAACTCTCTGACGAAGAGATTTTCAAACGAGCCTATAACAGCAATCTGGCTAAACGCACTTACCGATAACACAATTTAGGAGAAACAAACAATGGCTTTCAGTGGAAATCAGTACGGCGACATCACTAGTCGCGTAGGTGTACACATCATTGGCAAGTTCCTTGCCCACGCTCAGAACGAACTGTTCCTTGAGCAGTACGCTTCCCACGAGCCTGTCCCGAAGAACAAGGGCCAGACCGTCAAGTGGAAGCGTGCAATCCCTCTGGCTGTCTCGGCAACCACCCTCACTGAAGGTGTGACCAAGGCTCCGAAGATGTACGAAGATGAAGTCGTGAACGTTACCCTGTCGCAGTACGGCGATTGGATGGCCTTTACCGATGTAATTGAAGACACGCACGAAGACCCGGTTCTGAACAAGATGTCGGAAGTCCTCGGTCAGCAGGCCGGTGCCGTCAAGGAACTGATCCTGTGGAACGCTGTGTCGAACGGTACGAACGTGATTTACGCTAACGGCGCCGGTCGTAGTTCGGTCAACACCCCGATCACTCTGGCTGATGTTCGCGCTGCGGTTTCGCAGTTGAAGATGAACCGTGCTACCAAGATCACCAAGCGTGTTCCGGCTAGCACGAATGTCGCTACCGAGCCGGTTGCTCCGAGCTTCATCTACTTCGGCCACGTTGCTCAGGAAACTGACTTCCGTGAAATGGACTCGTTCCTTCCGGTGGAAGCCTATGGCTCCTACACTCCGGTTTCGGAATACGAAATTGGTAAGGTCGAGGAATGCCGCATTGTTCTGACCAACCACGCTCTTCCGGCCTATGGTGCTGGTTCGGGCCAGCTGAACGGTATGCGTGCCCGTGACAACACGAACGTGGACGTTTACCTTGGCGTGATCTTCGGTCAGGGTGCGTTTGGTTGCACCAGCCTGAAGGGCATGGATTCGGCCAACATTACCGTGTTCAAGCCGAAGGCGAGCTACGAAGACCCGCACGCTCAGCGTGGTGGTATGTCGTGGAAGTTCTGGTACGCTGCGCTGGTTCTGAATCAGAACTGGATTGTCCGTATCGAAGCCGCCGCGACCGACCTCTAATCAAACAGGAGTAAATGAAAAATGGCTAATATTGATAGTCTTTACTACACGCAGGGCGCAAAGGTACGCGCTACTAGCGAGCAGCCGCAGTGGTTCTCGTTCACCATTACCCTCCCGGATGGCAAGGCTCTGGTGGATGAAGATGAACTGCGATTTGCGATCTTCGGTGCTAACCAGAAGATTCTCGCCTACGCGCTTGGTTGCGACGCTTCGATTGGCACGTCGGCAGGTGACACTGCTGACTTGGTGATCGGCTCTACGGTAATTGACGCGGCGGTTGAAACCGATTCGCTTGCTGTTGCTGATCGCACTTACAACGCGGTGATTGCGGTGGCTCACGTCACGGCTGATGGCGACATCCTGAAGCTGGATACTTCGACTGCCCTTGACTCGCAGACCAGTTCTGGTGTTCGCAAGATCACCCTCTCGGTTCTTGTGGCTCAACAGAACAACTCTGACGCGGCTGCTACTTCGCTGATTGACTACTCGTCTCAGTACACGCTGTAAGGCTGTAACAATGTAACACAAGGGCCGGAGATGGACTCGCACCCCATCTCCGTTCCCTTTTCTAAAGGTGCGGACTTAGGAGTAAATCACAGTGAGTGAAAATGACATCAACCCCGCCGCCGTCTTGCAGGAGCTTGAAACCCTTCCGATGGGTGAGCTTCGTAAGCGTGCCGCTAAGGTGTTTGCCGTCAAGTGTACTACCGATATGACCAAGAAAGATGTAATCAAGGCCATCAAGGAAAAGCTGAACACGGCAGACTACGCACAGCCCTCGACAGGAGATGCACCAAAGCCCGGTTGGGCCCGCATTACCCTCCATCACGTTCCCGGTACTCCTCGTCACCCCGAACCGTGTTCCGTTAACGGTTACGTTTGCTACATCCCTAAGAACCACATGGTTGATGTGCGCGTAGAAGTTGTGGATATGTTGAAGGATTGCAAACGCCTAACTTTGATGACTGACGAAGAAGAGGCAGAAAACAGCAAGAATCGCTACTACTGGGATGAAGCTGAAGCTTACCCAAGGACTGTTCACATGATTACGGATGGAAAGGCAAAGCCCCTCGGCCACGAGGAGAAGAAGGAACGTATGCTGGCACCATATCGTGCTTACTTTGAGGAGTTTGGTTTCTGGCCGAAGCCGAAGCAGTTGCAAGCTGCGATTGAAAGTGGTTTGCTGAAGAACTGGAACAAAAACAAGTTGCTCATTGAAGCGACCGTCTAACTAAACTTGAGGGAGTCCAGTATCAATGGCACAGCAAACGTACCGTCAAATGGTCAACAAAGCGATTCTTGAGTCCGGTGTGACTCTGGATGACATTGGTACTGGAACCTCCTTTACTTCTCCCGATGATAAGATGCACTCGCGTTTCAAGACGTGGATCGCTGACAGTTGGAAGGAAGTGCAGATGATGTACAGCGAACTTGACTTCACGATCAAGCAAGCTTCCATCAAGATTCAACCGCGTGTTTATCTGGAACAGAACAGCACCAGCAACGACACGCCCGCAGCCGGTAACGTACTGATCGGCGCGACCAGTGGCACGAAGTTTGCCGTTGGCCGTAAGATCGACAACAGTACGGCAGACATTCACTTGCTCTCGGGTGCTTGGGCTAGCGGTACTGCAAAAGCGTACATCGGTTATACCACGGAAGGGTTCAGTGCTTCAAGCAGCTACGGCACGCCGTTCATGCTGAACGAGCATATTGGACTGTATCAGAGTGACGGCACGACTTTGATTGAAGCCGCGTTCGCGCGCTACAAAGGCACTGGTCGTTACGATCTTGCTACTGAAGTTACTGATTTGCTTGAACCTCGCGTTGACCAGTTCTTCATTCACGAGATGGCTGGTGACGCCGATACCGATTTCAACAGCACGAACTACAGCCGCACGAAGCTGTGCTACGTCCCGGTGGAACAGTGGTCTTCGCTGAACATTGAGCAGTCCACCGGACAACCCGGCTACTTCACTTGTGCTCCTAACGGATTCTATGAATTCTTTCCCAAGTGCAACGGCCCTTACATCTTAAACATCGGCTATGAAGCCGAGCCCCAAGTGCTTTCCACAGAAACAGAAGTCCTCAGCCCTGCAATGAAAGAACAGTACGAAGACATGATTGTCTGGCGGGCTGTCATGCACTACGCTGACTATGATCGAAAGGATGCTGTTTACCTTCGAGCCAAGAAACGATACGACTACTACCTGAATCAGTTGTTCAGGAAAGAGATGCCAATGGTTACCCACGCACCGAGCAGGTTCTAAACTATATGCGATTGGATTTTGAAGCACCAACAACTCCATACAAGCTTGACGTTATTCCGCTGACGGAAGGGCTCGACTTCAACACAGCTACCAGTCTTTCCAAACCAAGTAGTCTCCGCGACTGCTTGAACTATGAGTTTGTGGACGGTGCTGGACTGCACCGTATTAAAGGGTTCCGCCAGTACGACGGTAACGACCGATCAGTTCACGACAAAATTTTCTTCCTGCGTATTGCAAGCGGAAACATCTACTCTGCTGACGCGATCTACGCAACAAGCCCGTGGCTCTACGTTGAAAGCAACGACAATCCAAACAAAGTCCCATTTGGGTATATTTTGTGGAAGACCACGACGCTTCCTAATATCCCGCTGACTGAAATCAGCCAAACGACCATCATTCCGTTTATTCGCCTAGACTGCCCCGACTACGCCGACCCTGTAAACCCTAACGCGGTTATCAAAACGCTGAACTCCGCTGTGTTTTCTACGACCGGATCGACTTACGAGATTGTAACTGCGGATGCGTTGACTGCTGCTGAAAAGGCGGCGGTCATGGGCGCGGCTAGTGATTTCTTTGTTGACACTGAGGAAGAATTTCTTCAAGACATTGACCGTCATCAGCCGGTAAACTACATATCCTGCGCAGCTAGTACGACTGAAAACATCTTTGGCTTGGATGGTGTCTGGGCCGAACGGCTTAACGGGATTACCTATCAGATTGCTGACGCGGTTCAGATTGAGGGTAGCACGAACGGTCTTCAGATTTACGCTGGTGATTACGTCTATTTTGGGTCGTCTTCGACTGTTCCATTCCTTTGCTTGAAAGCTGAACTGCTGACTGGAAATTGGACTAGCGGTACGGCCAAGCTGCACATTGTTTCTCTTGCTGAGTACGTTGAGACGAGCACCACGTCGAACTCAACAAAGTCAAAGAACAAGACCTACGGAGGTAATGCTACCCACATTTACGGTACTACGCTTTATATGTACCGCCACGCTACGGCTGCTTTGACTACTTGCACCGGACCATCTTTGACTGACGACACTACGGTATCGTCCAAAGCTGATGTTGCTTGCATGTACACGATGTACGGCGAAACGGCTTCTTTGACCGCTGGTAACGTTCGGTCAATTGAGTCCGAAGACGCTACACAGGGTTCCGGTTATGATCTTAGTGCAATTCCTTACACGGCTTCAAGCGGTAACGCAGAAGCTATGCCTTTGATTGCAGGTGGTGCAGTTAAAGCAGTCATTCCTACCAAGATGGGCGATAGTTATACGGGCGACATTACGTTCACTCACTCCGGAGGTGGTGCAGCTACGACTCCGATTGATGCTCGTGTCCGAACGATTGATCGTGTCAAACCGCGCTTCCACCACACGGGTTGGAAGGTCAATTTTGATGCTGGTGATCGGAGCTACGGCTACCTGAACAAGATTGACCGCTACAAAGATATCGACGGTAACAGTTACTCCGCTAGCTCTAGTGTCACTTCGTTGGAGCCTAACCGACTGATTGGGCGTATTACCAGTAGCGCACCGGGTGTTACTAGTTGGCCCGCACCCAACGCAAGCGCCGGTTCGCGATGGGACAATTTTGGTCTTTGGCGTAATCAAGCTGGTGCTACGCTTGAATCAACTCTTCTTGAGAACATTGATACCGCTAGCGACAGCGAGTACATCTACCAAAAGATCGGCCAGACGGGTGCTGGTAACTACAACACGCAGACCAACACCATCACCCTCTCTAGCTTTCCGGGTCTTTCTGATATTCCGGAAGGTAGCTCCATCAAGGGTATTAAAGTTACGGCCATTGTTGATGACGGCGGAACGACTACGACTATTCCTGCAAGCCTTGGTCTCTATGCCACGCTTGGGATTGTCCGTCAGAATGAGACTGGCGGTTTTGTAGAGAAGGCTTACGGCAGCGCGCAGGAGTTTTTCACTGCTGGTGGTAACAACCTCCAAGCTGAAATCACTGGTGGCATGGCAAGCACCACGTTTACTGCTGGTGGAACCACAAGCTTGTTCGGTGCTGTTGGGATTCCGATTGAGGAAATCCTTGATCCTGATTTCAGTGTTGGTCTTTTCATCCAAGCAGATAACTATTCATCTGCTACGGCGTTTGAAGTTCGGATTGACCATGTGTACATTGACGTGTACTACGAGCTTCCGTCTGTGCGTTACTACTTTGCAGACTCGGCAAAGAACATCGTCCTGCACGGTGATCTTGTTGATTACATTGTTTCTAGCGGTTCGTTTGAGGCCGGAGATGCAGAAGGGACGATGACCGTTGTCAATCTTCGCACGACAAAGGCTGAAACCAACCTATCCGCAGGTGACAGCACAACCGCTTATTATACGGTTCTCGATAATTATGATATCTACCAAGACTCCGGTCTTACTGTCAAGGTTGGTGTTGTGAACGGCGACATGGAGTTTAACGGCTTTGATTCCTACAAGACGATCAAGCAAGCCGGCTCTCGTTACGTCAGTGAACGTGCAAACTTCTACGCTAACGACGACTATGAGGCGTTCTACATTTGTTCGGGCGCAGGACGAGCAGGAATTTGGGACAGCAAGTATTGGTCTCGAATCTATGCCATCAGCCCCAAGCAAGGCAACAGTGCTGATCTTGACAAGCCTCGTCACGTAGGTGTTCACAATTTTCACTTGTTCCTTGGGTACAGGAGTGGTCAAATATTGTTTAGTGCTCCGGGTGATCCGAGTAACTTCAGTGCCTTTGATGGTGCTGGTGAGATTAGTATTGGAGACAAGATTCACGGCTTTAACCGATTGCAAGGTAACGCATTTGGCGTGTTTTGTGAGGAGAGTGTTCACGCTGTAACTGGCACGGATGTAGGTAACTTCTCGACGCAAGTTATTGTACCTAAATCTGGTGTGCTTGAATACAGTGTCGCCTCTTTCGGCAGCCGTATCTTGTTTATCAACAAGACAGGCATTGCTACACTTGACCAGACTGAGAAGTACGGTAACTTCATTCCGCGCCCGTTGAGCTTTGACGTTGGCCCTTGGCTCGTTCCTCGGGTTAACGGCGGTCTTGGTCTTTTCACCACAATTACGGATTTCAGTCCCGTGTTTGAGGCGGGTAACGGTTTTGTTTGTGCTTATCCTGTCCCCCATCACAATCAGTACCGTGTTTGGTTTGCAGACGGACTCCAACTGTGGATGACTATGGTTGGGGATGATTCTCCGAAGTTCACCTTTATTCGTTACTTCTCTGGATCAAAAACCCAGTTTAGCGGGACTTTGCAACCT